GATCGCCATCAATTACAACGGCACCAACGCCATCGAGGCCCATGGCTTCCAGGCCCACGTCGGCTCCATGCGTTCGCCCAGCCGCGGCCGCATCGAACTGACCTCGCGCGATCCGCGCCAGCATCCCAGCATCCTGTTCAACTACATGAGCACCGAGCAGGACTGGCGTGAATTCCGCGACGGCATCCGCCTCACCCGCGAGATCATGCAACAGCCGGCGCTGGACCCCTACCGCGGCGAAGAGATCAACCCGGGCCGTGATTGCGTGACCGACGCCCATCTGGACGCCTTCGTGCGCTCCCACGCCGAGACCGCCTATCACCCCTCCTGCTCCAACAAGATGGGCACCGACGACATGGCGGTGGTCGACGGCGCCGGTCGTGTCCACGGCCTGGAAGGCCTGCGGGTGGTGGACGCCTCCATCATGCCGATCATCGCGACGGGCAACCTCAACGCCCCGACCATCATGATCGCCGAGAAGATCGCCGATAAAATCCGCGGCCGCGCCCCGCTGCCGCGCAGCAACGCCGCCTACTACGTCGCCAACGGCGCCCCGGTACGCGGCACCCCGCTACGCGACGTCAGTGGCCAGCGTGCCGCCGAGCCGGTCCCGCAGCGCCGCAACCAACCGGCCGCCTGATGCCAGGCAGCCGAACGCAAGAAGGGCGCCCATGGGCGCCCTTCTCGTAGCTGGATTCATGGTGTTCGGGCTTCCTGGCATATCGCCTGCACCCGGCGGTCCCTTCCCCCTCTCCCCACGGGAGAGGGCCGGGGTGAGGGCAGCCCGCCACCCCCTATAACCTCACAAACAATCCTTCACCGCCGTCAAAATGGTCCGCGGCCGCAGCGGATTGTTCGCCATCTGCTCGCGCAACTGAATCCGCGTCCCCCGCGACGCCGACCCGATATCGATGATCGCAGCGGTCGCCCCAGGCACCTTGCTGTCCACCAGCACCCGCTGGCTGCTGCCCTGCGGCTGGACCTCGACGTGGCGCCCATCCTTCTCCAGCCCAGCCACCAGACAAACGCGATAATCCTCGGCACTCTTGCCCGTGCGCAACTCCATCGGCGGATTGCGTTCAAGATTCGCCTGGCTGGTGCAACCGGCCAGGGCAGCGGCCAGGAAGGCCAGGGTCTTCGTTCTCATCAGCGGCTCCTGCAAGCTCTTTGCGCCATTTTAGCCGCAGCTGGCTTACGTCAGCCTTAACCGTCGCACATCCTTGGTTTACAAGGGCTTTCCCATGGCTATAATGGCCTCCCCTTGCCGGTATAGCTCAGCTGGTAGAGCAACTGACTTGTAATCAGTAGGTCCCGGGTTCGACTCCTGGTGCCGGCACCATCTAAATCAAGGGTTCCAGCCGCTTCGTGCGACGCCATACCAGCGGCGACGTAACAAGCAACGTAACAAGCGGCTGAGGAAGAGTGCAACGGCGTCAGCCAGCCAGAGAGTGAGTCTGGCAGTTAGAGCCTGCATGAGTGAGACGGCGAGAGTCTCGGCCGTGAATCCCTCCTCCCCCACTGCGAAAGCAATTTTTCAGGTTGGCGAAAAAAGTAGGTTACTGAGGTTACTTTTTTTTCTAATCACCCTCTATCCCTTGCCAGACAAGGCTTCCAGCGGTTTGGCCAAAAGTTTTTTTCAGGTTATTTGAGGTTATTAGTAACTTTCCAGACAGGTTACTTCCCTCCAGGCTGAAACCCTTGATCTAGAGCGGTTCCAGAAAAAGTAACCTCGGAAAAAACCTCAAGTAACCTCCCCCAGGTTACCGACGAAACCCAGCAATGACGCGGCCTCGAGCTATGTCAATCGACCCCTCTACCCTCGGTAACCCACTTTTTTTGTCGACCTGAAAAAGTCCTCAAGCACTCGTCGACCTGGGGCTGCATTCGGCCGTCTGAAAAAAGGGTGGTGGTGCAGGGATTCGCAGGGTTTTTCAGGCCTGCCAACCCCCGTACAGCCCCAGTAGCGGCGCGGAACGGACCCAGGTGCAGGGCTGCAGAAAAAGCGACACATTTAGACCGCGGGCGTGGCGGGGGGACGACGGCGCGCGCCGCCGCTTCATAGACTGACGCAGTTCATGATCGTATCTCGAAGGATTGATCAGGACCTGTGGTTGTGAGCAGGGAAGCTACACCTGGCTGCCTGTGCGTCCTGCCCTGCTGGAGCAGTTCACTGACTGACTGATGCAAGTCACCGCGCTGCGTCTAGACTGCTATAAAGCTAGATTCTCGACAGGCTTGACAGAGCCAGAAAACCCCATTCCTGAGCCGTTTGTCGTCGACAATTTACACTCCGAAGCCGAGCAGAATCCTTGTGGAAGCTGTCAACTGAGCTGTAAACTGACAACCCATGTGTTAACCGCGTGTCGCGCGCTAACCTGTAAGGAGAGTCACCGTGAGCACCAAGATGTCCAACGCTCCCGTCTATTTTGCTCTAGCCCAGGTTCAATTCAATCCTGTAGCTGCTATGCATAAGTACGTGGACGAAATTCAGGACCAGTTTCGTCGTAAGGGATATACCCTTTTCGAAACGAATCATGTTGCTCACGTACAGTTTTCTGCTGTTTCTGCTGTTGACATGGGTCAACCAAAAGTTGAAACCGTAACGAACTGGAACTTCTCAAAAGCCGGGAAGGAAATTGGATTTCTCTTAAACAATAACAGCCTGACACTACAGACGACATTCTACGAGAACAGAGAAGAGTTCATCCCCGAACTCCTTAATGGCGTCGAAATAGTTAATAGAGTAGTCGGGCTAGATCATATAAGCAGAGCTGGCCTTCGCTACTTGAATGCGGTAATTCCTAAAGAAGAAGAACATATAGAACAATACCTGGACTCAGGCTTCCACGGAATCGAATCCAAATTCAATAGGCGATACTCTCTTGACGAAATTGTTTTTGACACCGAGTGCGGCCCACTAATAAGCGATGGCACTCTAGTAGTAAGAATATACTCTGCCCGCTCAGTGCTAGGATTTCCACCTGATCTATCGCTAAATGGGCTAATAGCAAATCCTAAATTTATTACGGAAAACCCATTGGTTCACTCGGTTATAGACATGGATCACTTCACGGATGGCAAAGTTGATCTTGACCTTGAAAAATTAAAGGATCAATTCTTCTCTCAACACGATGCAATTCGCGATGCTTTCCGAACAATTGCAACGCCGTATGCGCTTTCTGTGTGGGAGTAGAAAAATGTATAGCGTAACTCACAGTCCTTACCAAGCAACTCGGGCAAAAACGCCTAGCACTGTAGTACAGAGAAGCACTGGCAACTCTTACATTCAAAGCTTTGCAATGTTTGGACTCTTACTTTTGGGTACAGGGACATCCTACATCGCTGAGCGCATTCCATATTGGCGAGACCATGTTCAAAGTCGGGTACCTTTTGTAGTTGAAAAGCAAGGGCATCAGCCTACGCCTAAGGCTGTAGATATGCGGATGCCTGTCGCTCATCTCGACAATATCAAAAGCTCTTTGCTTACCTCGGTATCTGATATTTCCGTAGCACTCGGAGTGACAAGACAATCCATATATAAGTGGAGCGCAGGATCAGCTTTTCCTGATTCAGAACATATGCGCAAGCTATTGAAACTGAGCGGCATCGCAGATCAATTCCAGGCTGCCGGTATCAAAAACGCCTCATCACTCGTTAAAATGAAAATGTTTGATGGGCGCTCTCTTGTTGAGCTACTGAAAGACCAAAAAGACACTACAAACGCAGTTTCCATACTTATTTCAGAAGCAGAGATTATGGAAAAAGCACATGCTAAATCTAGAATTAGCTACTCCAAAACCAAACCAGATAATTCTTGGCAATCTGATATTTCATTGCCAGGAGGAATCGGCTAAGAACTGGAGTGCAGTAAATGCTTGATCGTGACACTTTGTGGAGACAAGGTAGTATTTTCCGCACATCGGACGCTCAAGCAATTGGTCTTTTTGATGGCGAAGAGGGAGCTGTCGCAATCGTAGTAACTCACGACTGCGACATCCCTAATGCTAGGGAAGACGAACTTGAAGTAATCGTTGGTAGGTTTTGCCAAAAAGATAAGATGTTTGCAAACGCTAAGAACCCTAGGCGGCTACATCTTGCCTATCAAAAAGGCGATGAAGAGTTTGTAATTGACCTGCATCAGACTGATAAGCAGTACGTCGGAAAATCGAGCTTCCAAGAAATTGGACAACCTGATGACTCTTACTACTTATCAGACGAGCAAAAGAGAGCGTTGAAACAGTGGTTGGCAGCTAGATACGGCAGGCCTGCTTACCCAAACAGCTTTGAAAACCGTCTAACAAGTCGAGATTCAAAAAAATCGCGCCTAGAAAAAGAAGTCGCAAGTGTTCTGACTGAGAAGTCAGAACATATTATCGCGCTTTTCTTTGACCTTGATGAATATCGAAACGTGGAGCTTTTGGGAGACGACCCATACATCCTACGGATAATCATCGCGTACGACGCGGTAGAAGGCGGCAGTCAAGCCCGCACCAGTGCCGAAGAAGCGGCCGCCCAAATCACCAGACTGTTTCATGAAAGATTCGGCACCCCCGATAACGCCACGGACATCGTGCTCGAAGACTGTACAGCGGTAGCAGACACTCAACTTTCTTTAGCAGATATTAGAAAGCTTGATCAATGGCGACTTGAATACGTGAGTATTCAGGACGAGCCACAGTCTCCGTACCTAGCCTCTGGGGAATAAATCAAAGCCGCTTTTGAATGCGGCTTTGATTTTTGAGCATTAACAAAGCCTCAGCATCAGCCTCAGCCTCAGCTAAAATCTGCACCTATCTAACCTTGGCGCCCTGCCGCTGCCCTATGTAGTTGTGAAGACTTTGCTTTCCTTACTGTGGCAGTTGCGTGAGTTCGTATTGCCGGAAGCGGATCACCTCTTCCCCCAGCCATTCGTTGACCTGGGCCAGGCGAGCCTGCAGCGGCTCCAGCTCGTTGGCGGCGTAGACCAAGGCGGCATCGCGGATCGAGCCGAAACCGCCGGCGTTCTGGGGCACGATCCCCATCAGCTGCGGCGGGATCCGTAGGCCGGCGAGCATGTCGTCGCGGGTGATGCCCTTGATCGAGTTGAATTCGTCCTTCGCAGCCACCTCGCTGACCGGGATCAGCTGGATGCCGTCTTTCTTGCCGCCCGGGGCATAGACGAAGAGGTTGCGGAAGTTGCCCGGCCCCTTGGACTGGCGCAGCGCGGTGCGGACGTTGTCGATGTCCTCCTCCTTCTGCGCCGGGTCGGTCATGTAGAAGATGAAGCCGGCGTGACTGCCGTTGTTGTAGTACTTCCGGCGGAACAGCGTGGCCGACTCGTTGAGCAGCGCGGACTGCATGGCCGCGAGCCACTCGGGCATGCCGTAGATCTCCTGGTTGATGTCGGCCTCGCGCAGGTGGCAGATGGTGCCCGGGGTGAATTCGTGCTCGTCTTGCCACCCGCGCACCTGGAAGAAGCGGTTGTCCTCGCCCCGGCGCATGTATTTGGCCAACGGCGGCTGCAGGCTGACCGGCGTGCCGAGGCGCGATTGGCGACGCTCCAAGTACGCATTGCCGGACCAGAGCCAGTCCAAGGCGAACTGCTCGAACGCCGCACGGCTCAGCAGGCGATGCGGGATGAAGGTGCGGGCCAGCATGTTGCGCTTGAACTTGAGCCCGGAGTCCAGATAGACGCTGGCCCGCGTGGCCTTGGCCAGCCCGTCGAGCGATAGCGGCGGGTCGTAGTAGCGGCCGTTGAACCAGCATTCCAGGTAGTCGAAGACCTCGCGGCCTTCCAGCACCGGCATGGGATCGCCGAAGGTAAAGGCCTCGATAGGGCCGGGCGTCGAAACGGCCAGCTCGGTGGATTCGCTCATCAGAAAATCTCCATGACGCCGGTATTGCGGGCGGTCTGCCCTTCCAGCGGCTCGTTGTGCAGGGCGTGAAAGAGGGCCCACGCGAGATCCGCGTGGCCAGTGGTGTCGTTGCGTCCGGCCGTGTAGGTGAACTGGCGGCCGCTGGCGGTGGTGGTCTTGCGGATAGCCATCAGCGACTGGGCGACGTCAGTCCAACCGGCGTCGAATTCGAGCCGGCCGTTCTTGATTACGTCGTAGGCCTTGAGCACCAGGCGGGTCTTCACCTCGGGCGAGTAGCTGAAGGTGGTCAGGTTCGGGAAGAACTGGCGCACCAGCTGGGCCACGCCGCTGCCCATGCCGGTGACATCGATGCCGATATAGGTCACCCAGTAGCGCTGGCAGACCTGGCGGATCGCCTCGGCCTGGGCGGCGAAGTCCATGCCGCGGAACTGGTGGCGCTCGAGCACGCGGAACTTGCCGCCCGGTACAAGCGGCGGCGCGACCACCACCAGGCCAGCGGTGTCGCCGGTCTCGGCCGGGTCATAGCCGACCCAGACCGGGCGCTCGCCCAATGGCCGGCTGGCGAAGGGTTTGTAGTCCTCGGCCCACTCGACCCAGCTGTCCACCATGCAGGGCTGCAGCATGGCCAACGGGAAGATGCTCGCGCCGTCGTCGACGAACTGGCACATCAGCAGGTTCTGGAAGGCCTCGGCCGAGTATTCGAGCTTGAGCTCCTCAAGGTCGAAGAGGTCGCAGCCGCGGGACTCGGCGTCCAGGATGGTGACGATCTGCCGCCAGATCCTGTCTTCGCAGAGCCGGCCCTCCTGCAGGGCCTCATGGGAGACGTCCAGCTTGAGGTGCTGGGCGACGGGCTTGCCCTTGTTGAAGCGCTCGCCGGTCCAGAAGGTATAGGCCTCATGGGCCATCGAGCTCGGCGTCGAGAAGTAGGTCCGGCGGTATTGCTTCTGCATGGCCATGCCGCTGGCCACCTTGTTCAGCTCCTCGAAGCGGAAGGTCCAGAAGAATTCGTCGAAGTAGAAGTTACCGTGGTAGCCCTGGGCGGTGCGGGCATTGGTACCGAGGAAATGCAGCTCGGCGCCGTTGGCCAGGATGATCGGATCGCCAGTTACATCGACGCCACAGACCTCCCGGGCGAAGGCCTGGATATACGCCTTGAAGATATGCGCCTGGTTCTTGCTGGCCGAGAGGAAGATCTGGTTGCGCCCGGTGATCAGGGCGTCCAGGAAGGCCTCGCGGGCGAAGTAGTAGGTGGCGCCGATCTGCCGGCTCTTGAGGATGGCGCGGGTCCGCTGCTGGCCTGCCCGATACCAGTCCAGCTGGTAGCCGAAGCACTGGTCGCGGAAGGCGCTCTCAAGGGCCTCGATCTGCTCCTCGGTGAATTCGTTGCGCGCGGCCTTCTTCTTCGGCCCGGCGTTGCGATTGTCCAGCTTGGGATTGAGCTCGGCCTCTGTACCGCCGCCCTGGAATCGCTGGATCCGCGCCTGGCGTTCCAGCTGGCGGTGCAGCAGGTCGATCTCCTTGAAGTCGCCGCCGGTCTTGCTGTCCTTGAGGATCAGCTGCACCAGGCGCGCCTCCAGGGCGCCGCCGATCCGCTCGACGTTGTCCGCCCGATCCCATTCGTCCCGGGCCTTCCAGCTGTGGACGGTCTTTTCCTTCTCGCCAATCGCCTCGGCGATCTCCGTCACCCGCCAACCCATCCAGTACAGGTGCTTTGCGCGTCGACGCACGTCCATCAGCAGGTCGGTGGACGGGGCGGCTGCCGGCGTTTCGGCCGGGCTTGGCATGGGCGAGGAATCGGATAGGCTTTTCATGGCCGCCAGACTGCCGCCCTGATCCCCTCCTCCATAGCGCGCGAACGTGTACCGTGCGCGCCTACAAAACCCCCTCGTTGCTGGGACGCGCGCGCGTCCCGACCATGCCCCTCATCGCCCAAGCACTCCCGCTAAGCCTCTGAGGATCCCCGGCATGGCCGACCCCAAGACCCCCAAACTCCGCTCTCCTTTCTTCCGTGTCGCCGTCGAAGGCGCTACCAGCGATGGCCGTCAGATCGAGCGCGCCTGGATCGAGCAGGCCGCGGCCAGCTACAACCCCAAGACCTACGGCGCTCGCATTTGGATGGAGCACATCCGCAGCAGCGTGGCCGACAGCCCCTTTAAGGCCTACGGCGACGTGGTGGCGGTCAAGGCCGAGGAGGTCGAGATCAACGGCCAGAAAAAGCTGGCCCTCTTCGCCCAGATCGAGCCCACCGCCGACCTGGTGGCCCTGAACAAGGCCAAGCAGAAGATCTACACCTCGATCGAGATCTCGCCCAAGTTCGCCGACACCGGCGCCGCCTACCTGGTCGGCCTGGGCATCACCGACAGCCCGGCCAGCCTGGGCACCGACGTCCTGTCCTTCGCCGCGGCCAACCCCGCCGGCAACCCCTATGCCGGCCGCAAGCAGCACGCCGACAACCTCTTCACCGTGGCCGAAGAGACCGCCCTCACCTTCGCCGAAGTCGAGGACAAGCCCAGCCTGGGCGTGATGCTCCTGGCCAAGGTCACCGAGCTGCTCAAGGGCAAGGAAGCGCGCACTGAAGGCGAGTTCGCCCAGTTCGGCGCTGCCGTCACCGCGGTGGCCGAGCACGTTCGCGAGCAGGACGGCCGCTTCACCAACGCGGAAGCCGCTCTCGCCGAGCTGGCCGGCAAGCATGCGCAGCTGCAGACCGACTTCACCGCCCTGCAGGTGCAGCTCAGCCAGACCCAAGACCCCAACCAGACCAAACGCCCTCCGGTCACCGGCGGCGATGGCAAGACCCTGACCGACTGCTGATCAGCCGTTCACTTTCCCGGAGAGATCCATGCGTAACGATACCCGTGCCCTGTACACCGCCTACCTGGCCCAAGTCGCTGCCCTGAGCGGCGTGTCCTCGGCGAGCGCCACCTTCGCTGTCGACCCCACCGTCCAGCAGAAGCTGGAAACCCGCATCCAGGAGTCCAGCGACTTCCTGAGCAAGATCAACATCATCGGCGTCGACGAGCTGCTCGGCCAAAAGGTCGGCCTGGGCGTCTCTGGCACCATTGCCAGCCGCACCGATACCAGCGGCTCGGCCAGCCGGAATCCGCGCGACGTGTCCAGCACCGACAAGCAGGATTACAAGTGCGAGAAGACCGACTTCGACACCGCGATCCCCTACTCGCTGCTGGACGCCTGGGCCAAGTTCCCGGACTTCCAGGCGCGCCTGCGTGACGCCATCGTCAAGCGCCAGGCCCTGGACCGTTTGATGATCGGCTTCAACGGCACCAGCGCTGCGGCCACCACCAACCGCGCCACCAACCCGCTGCTCCAGGACGTCAACATCGGCTGGCTGCAGCAGTACCGCAACAACGCATCCCAGCGCGTGCTGAAGTCCGGCAAGGCCGAAGGCAAAATCGTGATCGGCACCGGCGCCGACGCCGACTACAACAACCTGGATGCCTTGGTCTTCGACGCGGTCAGCAACCTGATCGACCCCTGGTACCGCAAGGATCCGGGCCTGGTAGTGATCCTCGGCCGCGACCTGGTCCACGACAAGTACTTCCCCCTGGTCAACCGCGAGCAGGCACCCAGCGAGAAACTGGCCACCGACCTGATCCTGGCTCAGAAGCGCATGGGCGGCCTGCAGCCGGTCGAGGTCCCCTACTGCCCGGACAAGGGCATGCTCATCACCTCGCTCGAAAACCTGGCGATCTACTACCAAACCGGTGGCCGTCGCCGCTTCGTCAAGGAAGCGCCGGAGAAAAACCGCATCGAGAACTATGAGTCGAGCAACGACGCCTACGTGATCGAGGACTACGGCTTCGGCTGCTTGATCGAAAACATCGAGACGGGCGTATAAGCCATGGCCTCCTCTCCCGCGAAACGGCACTTCCTGGCAGCAGCAGCGGCAATCGCCGCTGCTGCAGTCGGGCCGGCCGACAGCATGGCGGGCCGTACCGTGTATGAGCAGCAGCTGGCTCAGCTGCTGCAGGACCGGCTGCGACTCAAACAGGTGCAATCCACCCAGGCCAAGGCCGAGCTCAAGCGGCAACTGCTCGGCGCCTATGCCGACTACGTCAGCGGCGTGCTCGAGGGCGGCAATGGCGCCCAGGACGAGGTGCTGGTCACCGTGATGATCTGGCGCATCGATGCCGGCGACTTCTGGGGCGCGCTCCACATCGCTGCCTACGTGCTCAAGCACGGCCTGGTGATGCCGGATCGCTTCGCCCGGACCACCGGCTGCCTGATCGCTGAAGAGGTGGCCACCGCCGCCCTCAACGCCCAGAAAGCTGGCCAGCCGTTCGAGCCGGACCTCCTGTTCTACACCGAGGCACTCACCGTCGAGCAGGACATGCCCGACGAGGCGCGCGCCAAGCTCTTTCTCGCCATCGGGCGGGCCTACATGGAGGGCATCGACGACGAACGCCCAGGCGCCGAAGGCCAGCTGGCCCGCGGCATCACCGCCCTGCAGCGAGCCATCAGCCTGCACGACCGCTGCGGCGGCAAGAAAGACCTGGAACGGGCCGAGCGCCTGGCCAAGAAACATGCCGCCCCTGGCGGCTAACCGAGCGGTCCCCCGCAACCCCGCCGGCTCGGGGCGGATCGGCCAGGCTTAGCCTGAAACCGTGAAGCCCCGACCACCGGCGACCCATTCGAGAGCAGCACCATGAGCGGATTCGTTGCAGGCGGCACCGTCGCCAGCGGTCAGGTGGTGTCCGACCCTTTCTGGCCGGCGATCGAGCTGGACCAGGTCCGCGCGCGGTTGCGGATCGACAGCAGCGTCACCACGGAAAAGCTCAAGGCCGCCGTGATCGCCGCAGCCATCACCGTCAACCGCGAGCTCGCCGGCTACCGCTTCGCCCAGGCCACCAGCGGCTACGCCACCCTGGCCGCCGTGCCCGGGCTGCTGATCGACGGCGTCAGCGAGCGTGCCCACCTCTACCTGCGTGCGATCGATGCCGCCACCGCGGCCGAGGTCGCCGAGCGGTACCGCAGCTACGACAGCACCGCCAAGGGCGACAAGGACGCCGAGGCGGAGACCCCCACCATCGACGACTACCGACGCGATCAGCGCTGGGCCATCCGCGACTTTCTGGGCCTGGCCCGGACCACCGTGGAGCTCATCTGATGGCCACCGTCGTGCGCGCCCAGCAAGGCGACACCCTGGACCGGATCTGCCTGCGGCATTACGGGCGCACCCAGGACGTCACCGAGGCCGCGCTCGAAGCCAACCCGGGCCTGGCTGAGCTGGGCCCCATCCTGCCGATCGGCACCCCAATCACCCTGCCAGACGCCCCCGCCCAGGTCTCTGCCGGCATCGCCGCGCAGCAGCCGGTCAGCCTCTGGGACTAGATGAGAAACATCATGCCTGACCGTCCTGACTCCTGGGCCTGGTTCGCCACCTGGCTCGAACACAACTGGCCCGCCCTCTACGCCGCCATGGTCGCCTGCGTCATCGCCGGCCTCCGGATCGCCTACAGCGGCGGCACCCTGCGCCGCGTGCTGCTCGAGGCGCCCCTCTGCGGCGCCTTGGCCCTGGCCGCAAGCCACGGCCTCTCCCTGCTGGGCATCCCTGCCAGCACCGGCCCCTTCTGGGGCGGAATCATCGGACTGCTGGGCGTCGAGGGCACTCGCGCCGCGGCTAAACGCTTCGTCGAACGCAAGGTAGAAACGCAATGAACCAGCCCAAGATCCTGATCATCGGCGCCCACGGCCTGGCCGTGCGCGACCTGCAGAAAGCCCTGGCTGCGGCCGGCTTTACCGTCGACCTGGACGGCGATTATGACGAAGGCACCGAGCACGCCGTCGAAGCCTTCCAGCGCTCGGTCGGCCTGGTGGCCGATGGCATCGCCGGCCCCAAGACCTTCGCCGCTCTGCTCGGCAAGCGCGATACGCTACACCTGGGCTTTGCCGACCTCGAGCGCGCCGCCAAGACCCTGGGCGTTCCCGTCGCGGCCGTCCAGGCGGTCAACGAGGTCGAGTCCAGGGGCGAAGGCTTCCTGGACAATGGTCGGGTGGTGATCCTGTTCGAGCGCCACGTCTTCTACCAGCGCCTGGTCAAGGCCCACGGCCAGGCCGAGGCCGATCGCCTGGCTGCGCTCAATCCGAACCTGATCAACCCGAAGTCCGGCGGCTACGCCGGCGGCGCGGCCGAGTGGCAGCGTTTGACCTCGGCCCGGCAGATCGACGAGGCCTGCGCGCTGGAGTCGTGCAGCTGGGGCCTGTTCCAGGTCATGGGCTACCACTGGCAGGGCCTGGGCTATGTCAACGTCCAGGACTTTGTCACCCGCATGCAGGCCAGCGAAGCCGAGCAGCTCGAAGCCTTCGTCCGCTTCGTCAAGGCGGAGCCCGCGCTGCTTAAGGCGCTCAAGGCTGGCAAGTGGGCGGACTTCGCTCGCGGCTACAACGGCCCGGCCTACGCCCGCAACCTCTACGACGTGAAGCTCGAGCGCGCCTTCGCCCGCTACAGCGCCGCCGCCCCGGCTAAGGACGCCGCATGATCGCCACCGATGCTGCGCAGCGCATCAAACCGGTCGACGGCGACGTTTTCGTCCTGCCGGCCGGTGCCTCGATCGAGGACGCCGAGCACCTGGCCGAAGCCATTCAGGCCGCAAAGCCGGGGGTCCGCGCCGTCGTCGTAATGGGTGACCTCGAGCACCTGGACCAGGCGGCCATGGGCCGTGCTGGCTGGTACCGCCGATGATCAGCTGGAAGGAGAAGGCGCTCTTCGCGCTCGCCCTGGCTCTGACGATCGCCGTGCTGTGCCTGACCCTCTATGCGCAGGGCCTGCGCATAGACCAGGCCAACCAGAAACGCGAGGCCGCTGAGGACCAGGTCACCCAACTGACCGGCGAGCGCGACCACCTCACCGCCACCCTCAGCAAGCAGCGGGCCGCCCAGGCCCAGCTGCAGACCACCCAAACCGACCTGCGCCGCGAGATCGATGTCCGCAAGCGCCGGATCCAGGAGCTCGAATATGAAAACGCCGACCTCAAGGCTTGGGCTGGCCAGCCTCTGCCTGCTGCTGCTCGCCGGCTGCGCCAACGGCCCGTCCTCACCGGAGCCACGGCTTACCGTGAATGGCTGTCCAGTGGTAACGCGCTGCCAGCTGCCGTCGACCGCCCCGCGCAATAACGGCGAGCTCCTGGACGATAGCGAGGCGCTGGAAGCGGCCTGGGCCGACTGCGCCGCCCAGGTCGATATGGTCTATGACGCCCAGCAGGCCCACCCATGAACAAGCCCGAGAGCCTGCGCGCGCACCTGCTCGCTGCCGTGCCGGAGCTGCGCCACAGCCCTGACCGGCTGCTGGTCTTCATCGACAAGGGCAAGCTGCGCTGCACCGCCGCGGCCAGCCTGTCCTGGGAGTACGGCTACGAGCTGCAGATCATCCTCACCGACTTCGCCGGCCACCCGGACGCCGTGATGCTGCCGCTGCTGGCCTGGGTCCGGGCGAACCAGTCCGAGCTCCTGGTCAACCTGGACAAGTCCGCCCAGGGGATCGGCTTCGAGGCCGACATCCTGGACAACTCCAAGGTGGACCTAGCGATCACCCTGCCGCTCACCGAGCGCGTGGTCGTGAAACGCCAGCCGGACGACACCTATCAGCTCGAGCATGCACTGGAACGGCCCTGCACGGAGTACCAGGACCTCGGCACCTGGCAGGTCTTCGCTGATGGCGAGCTGCTGGCCGAATGGCAATCGGGATCCGCCGGCGACGCCCTGGCCCTGGAAACGCCGCACCCGGGCCGCAGCCGTGGCTGACCTCGAGGCGCTGGAGACCTGGCTCTCGCCGCTGCTGCAGAAGCTCGACGGTCGCGGCCGGGCCCAATTGGCCCGCAAGGCTGCCCAGCAGCTGCGCCGCAGCCAGCAGCAGCGTATCCGCGCCCAGGTGAACCCGGACGGCTCGCCGTTCGAAGCGCGCAAACCGCGGGATCTACGCGGCAAGAAGGGACGGATCAAGCGGCGCATGTTCGAGAAGCTGAAGATGGCCCGGTACCTCAAGGCCAAGGGCACGCCGCAACAGGCGGTGATCGGCTTCGCCGGCCGCGTCTCCCGCATCGCCCGCGTCCACCAGTACGGACTGACAGACCGCGCCGAACGCGGAGCTCCCGAGGTCCGCTACGCCCGCCGCGAATTGTTGGGTCTTACCGCGACCGATCTAAAAGTCCTTCAAGTCTCTATACTCGATATGCTCGTATAACGCTTGGGCTCTATCTTGAATAGCTTCTGAGGAAAACAATAATGGCACCTACAATTGTTGGCGCATGCAAACTTTGCCAAGAAGAAAAAAACCTCCATGACTCCCACATAATACCTAGGGCTTTTTTCAAGAAGATAAAATCAGGAATCCCTCAACTCATAAGAATAGATACCGCACCCAATGGGACAGTCGGGCGAGATAACGCAAACTGGTCAGAATATTTACTTTGTGGCAGCTGTGAGGCTTTTTTAGAAAGGAGCTACGAAGGTTCACAAATTAGGAAATTACGCGACTACAGAGAAAATCTGAAATCTCCGGGACGCCTGACGTTAGTAAATTTTGAATACCAGAGGTTTTATCTGTTCTGGCTAAGCATCATCTGGCGAGCATCGGTTTCTTCTATGCCAGAGTTTGGCTCTGTCAGGCTCGAACCGAATATCGAAGAAATGTGCCGAGTCCTTATCAAAGACAGAAGAACAGATGCTGTGTTAGATGCTTTTGCCAGACACTTCAAAATAGGAATTCTAAGAATTGCAGATGAGGAACTGGGATTCGATTCTAAAAAATTCCTAACCAGCTTCAGAAAGAGCACAGAAAACCAAATTGATCGATACTTTATAGCGATAGAAGGCTTTCTCATAGTTTTCCAAATTTCAAATCTAACCAACCTTGACTTACCTAGCGACTTTTCCAATCTCAAAAAGACATCTATCTTCAGGATTAGGAGAGTAGTTCCGCACAGAAACATTGAGATAGTCAGGACCCTTGCTGACATGCAAGAAAAGGCTATTCAGCACTCCAATGCGTGATGAGCCGGCTTGGAGCTTGACTCGGGTCGGACCTGACCAAGAGCGGTGACATCTGAGGCTGGCTACCGCGTCAAAGTGGCCGTCGTATTACTAAGACTTGTAGCGGACGCTGCTACACATCCCTCCGGCTGCACCTCGCGCGCGCGGCCGCCATCCTCCGCGGCATGACCGATATCGCCGCCCTCTCCCGCCTCATTGAGAACCTGATCCGCCTCGGCACCGTTGCCGAGGTCGACCATGGCAGTCTCCCAGACAAGCGCCCTGCCCGGGTTCGGGTTCAGAGCGGTGCCCTGCTGACCGGCTGGTTGCCCTGGACCGCCCTGCGCGCCGGCACCACCCGCGACTGGGATCCGCCCACCGTGGGCGAGCAAGTCCTGGTCTTCAGCCCCAGCGGCCAGACCGCCCAGGGCATCGCCATCGGCGGCCTGTTCAGCGCCCTCATTCCCGCCAACGGCGATCGCGCCGGCCTGCACCGCCGCACCTACCCGGACGGCGCCGTCCTCGAGTACGACAGCGAAGCCCACCAGTTGCTGGCCACCCTGCCCGCCGGCGGCCGGGTCGAGATCATCGCCCCGGGCGGTTTCAAGCTGCAGGGCGACGTGGACATCGACGGCCTGTTGACCGTGACCCGCGACGTCGTCGCCGCCGGCATCAGCCTGGTCAAGCACCCGCACGGCGGCGTCCAGTCCGGCAACGCGAAGACCGGAGCGCCCACGCCATGATGAGCCGCGCAACGGGCCTGGCCGTCACCGAGCTCGAGGAGCTCCAGCAGTCGGTCGGCGACATCCTCACCACGCCGATCGGCACCCGCGTGATGCGCCGTCCCTATGGCTGCGACCTGTTCAGCCTGATCGATCAGCCGTTCAACGACGCCACCGCGCTGCAGGCCAAGGCCGTGGCCGTGATCGCCCTCATGCGCTGGGAGCCGCGGCTCAACCTCACCCGCATCGCGCTCACCCTGGGCGACGCCCCGGGCCAGGCCTTCGTCGACCTGGAGGGCTACAGCACCGTCACCAACGCCGCCGTTAGCCTGCGCGCCCCCCTGGTCTTTGGAGGCCTCGCATGATCGACCTTTCCCTCCTGCCGTTGCCCGACGTCGTCGAGTCCCTGGACTTCGAGACCCTGCTGGCCGCCCGCAAGGCCCGCCTGGTCAGCCTGTACCCGGCTGCCGAGCAGGCCAATATCGCCGCGCGCCTGGAGCTGGAGTCGCAGCCCCTGAACAAGCTGCTCCAAGAGAACACCTACCGCGAGCTCATCCTCCGCCAGCGCATCAACGACGGCGCCAAGGCCGTGATGCTGGCCTACGCCACCGGTGCGGACCTGGAGAACGTTGCCGCCTGGTACGGCGTCCAGCGCCTGCTGGTGACGCCGGCCGACAACAGCGTCACCCCGGCCATCCCCGCCGTCTATGAGACAGACGATCGCCTGCGGTACCGGACCCAGCTCGCCCTGGAAGGCTTCACCACCGCCGGCCCGCGCAACGCCTACCGCTACCACGCGCTGTCTGCCTCGGCCAAGGTGAAGGACGTGGCCATCCTGCGTCCCATCCAGGGCACAGTGCGGGTCGTGGTCCTGAGCACCGAGGGCGACGGCACGCCGAGCGCCACGCTGCTGGCCACCGTGGCCGCGGCGCTCAACGACGAAGACGTCCGGCCGCTCTGCGACACCGTCGAAGTGGTCGCCGCCGAGATCCTGCCCTACCAGGTGGCAGCCACCCTGGTCTTCTACAGCGGCCCGGATATGGCCGTCGTGCAAGCGGCGGCCCTGGCCAAGGCGAAGGCCTACGTGGCCGAGCGCCACGCCATGGGCCAGGACGTCTCCCGCTCAGGCCTGTTCGCCGCGCTGCATCAGAGCGGCGTGCAGAACGTGATCCTGACCAGTCCGGCCACCGACCTCGAGGTCGCCCAGCACCAGGCCGCCTATTGCACCGGCATCACCCTGACCCAGGGCGGCACCGATGAGTAGCGTGCTGCTGCCGCCCAACAGCCTGCCCCTGGAGCGTGCGATCACCGCCAGCGGCGCCGGCATCGATGCGCTGCCTGTCCCGATCCGCGATCTGTGGAATCCCTGGAAGTGCCCGGCCGCGGTGCTGCCCTGGCTGGCCTGGGCGGTATCGGTCGACGACTGGGACGTCAACTGGGGCGAGGACGCCAAGCGCCAGATCATCGCGGATTCCGTCACCGTCCACCGGCACAAGGGCACCCGCGGCGCCGTTCGCCGCGCCCTGACCAACCTGCTCGGCTCCGACGCCTTCACCCTCATCGAGGGCGCCACGGGCGGCCTCCACGACGCCAGCCGCACCTACAACGGCGACCGCTTCTATGGCCATGACGAGCACTGGGCCAAGTACAGCGTGTACGTCACCCAGCCCATCAGCGTGGCCCAGGCCGCGCGGATTCGCCAAACCCTCTCCGACGTCGCCCCGGCGCGCTGCGAGCTCATTGCCCTCAACTTCACCGCTGCGCTCAACGATCACAGCGGCACCTTCCGTTACGACGGGACCTTTACCTACGGAGTCGCTTGATGACGAACCTCACCGAAAAAGAGCAGTGGGAGGATGGCGTCTACCAGATCGAGAAAACCGATCCGGTAGTCGGCGGCCCCGAAGGGCTCTCCAACCGCCAGGGCCAGCAGCTGGCCAACCGCACCAAGTACCTCAAAGGCCTGGTGGATGGCCTACTCAGCGGAGCACGCAACGCTGCGGTGGCCGTCAAGCTGGCCACTGCGCGCGCTATCAACCTGACGGGTGATGCCGGCGGCTCGGCCAACTTCGACGGCTCGGCCAATGCCAGCATCACCGTGACGCTGGCCAAGACCGGCGTGGCGGCTGGAACCTATGGCGGCGTTACCGTCGACGAGAAAGGCCGCGTGACGGCCGGAGCTGTCATCACGCCGATCGCCAACGGCGGTACCGGAAACAGCACCGGCCAAGCACCCAGCGCCACCAAGCTGGCCACCGCGAGGACCATCAACGGCGTGCCCTTCGACGGCACGGCGAACATCGCCATCACCGACGACAGCAAGGCACCGCTCAACTCGCCGGTCTTGACAGGGGATCCGCGCGCGCCGACCCCAGCCGCCGGCGACAATGACACCAGCATCGCCACGACGGCCTTTGTCCAGGCCGCGATCACTGCCCTGGTCAACGGCTCGCCGGAAGCGCTCAACCAGCTCAACGAACTGGCGGCCGCCCTGGGCAACAACCCGAACTACGCCACCGATATGGCCACGGCGCTGGGGCTCAAGGCCAACAGCGAGTCGCCGAACCTGACCGGTACGCCTAAGGCGCCGCGCCCTGCCGTAGGGACGAACACCGACCAGATCCAGACCGCTGCGGGGGTACTGGCACAGCTCGCGGCGTTCGGCCTCGGCGCGAAGAACCTGACCAACCTGACCGACCTGGACGACAAGACCATCCCGCCCGGAATTTATATGTTCGGTACCGGTACGAAAGGGACGGCGCCGGACACCTATGGCGTAGTGCTCATCGCCAGCCAGGCGGCAGGTACCAGCAACAGCAACTGGGCCAACCAACTGTTTTTCGGTACCCGCGGCAAGATCGGCTTCCGCAACAGCGTCAATTTGGCCGACTGGAGCACTTGGACAACTCTGTCCACGGCAGAGGCGCTGGCTACCGTTGCTACCAGTGGCAAGTTCTCGGACCTGCTCCCGCAGCGGGACCATGTTCTAGTCGGTGCCACCGAGGCCAACGGCTGGAAATTGGTGTCGCTGCAGAACCAGGAAGCCACCGGCAACCTCTCCCTGGAGATCCGCAACAGCGGCGGCTTCACCACGATGTCCTACCAAGCCGTAAACGATGGCAAGGGCGGCTGGCGTCCGAAGTGGTACTTCACGCCCTCGGGTGCAGCGAACGCGGATCGACGTGCCTACTTCGGCGGCGTCAACGACTCGGACCAACTGGAATACGTGGTCAAGACGCGGATCCGGCCTGGCAGCAATTGGATCGCTGACCCGAGCGGCGCCAATCTGTGCGTCCAGAACGATGCAAGCGATGGCACCGGTGGCCTCTCCGTCCTGAGCTACGCGCCGACCCTGGCCATGCTCGACCGGACAGCGAATGCCCGCTCCGCACGCTGGAAGACCGATGGCAACCGGATGTACCTGGAGTGGGATAACGCCGACCTGGGTGCGAGCTGGGGTGCTTCCAAGTTCGCTATCACCCCAGAGGGCGAGGTGGTGTCCTCATCCTCAAACGGTTTCCGCCTGGCATACGGCGACTATGGCGCCTTCTGGCGCAACGATGGTGCCGCGCTTTATCTCATGCTGACCGCGAAAGGCGACCCCTGGGGCACTTGGAACAACCTGCGGCCCTTCACCATGAATCTGGTGACCGGCAAGATCGCCATGAGCGCCGGCCTGGAAGTACTGACCAAGGCCCGCGGCGACAGCTCGAACGATGCCGCCAGCACGGGCTTTGTACAGGACGCCACCGGTACCCGAACCGCCGAGATCGTCTTCTTCCCTAGCAGCTCAGCCCCGGCCGGCTTTCTCAAGGCCAACGGCGCGGCGGTATCGCGCTCGACCTACGCCGCACTGTTCGCCGTGATCGGTACCAACTACGGCGCCGGCGATGGCTCCTCCACGTTCAACCTGCCGGATCTGCGCGGCGAGTTTCTGCGCGCCTGGGACGATGGCCGCGGCGTCGATAATGGCCGGGCCCTCAATACCAGTCAGTCCAGCCAGAACCTACTGCACGACCACCCCGCATCCACCGGCTCGGCAGGCGCCCACAACCACACGATGACCTGGAACAACGACGGCGCCCAGCTGGGCAACAACGACAACTCCATCTTCGGCGATGAAAACCGCTACGGCACGGTCACCATGACCACCAGCACTGCCGGAGCACATAGCCACGCCGTCACCATCGGCACATCCGGTGGCAACGAATCACGCCCGCGCAACGTAGCGCTTCTGGCCTGCATCAAGTACTGAGGACCAAGTCATGACCGATATCGCTTCTGAAACCCTGCAGGCCGGCCAGGACCGTTCCACCCAAGCGGCGGCATTGCCCTGGTGGCAAGACCGTCTGGCCCCCCAAGTGGCTACCTTCGACCCGGTGTCCGGCGAACTTCTGGGCAGGACCTCGGCAGACCCCAGCCCGCTGGAGCCTGATGTCTGGCTGATCCCGGCACATAGCACTCTGGACAACCCACCGGAGCCGGGCGCCGGCCTGGCCCTAGTGCGCCGTGAAGAGGCCTGGGTCGAGGTCGAGGACCACCGCGGTGCCACCGTCTACCACACCGGCACCGGCGAGCCACGCAAGTGGGGCCTTCTGGGTGCCCTGCCCAGCGATTACACCCTGGCTGCGCCACTCACCGAGTTCGACACCTGGCAGGACGACCACTGGCAGCTGGACGAAGCCGCGCAACTGGCCGCGGCCAAGGCCCTAGCCACCCGCAAGCGTACCCTGCTACTGCAGTACGCCAGCAGCCAAGTCAACGCCCTGCAGGATGCTGTGGATCTGGAGATTGCCACCGAGGCCGAGACCAAGGCGCTCAAGTCTTGGAAGACCTATCGGGTGCTGCTCAACCGCGTGGACACCATTGGCGCCGTCCCGGCCGAGAGCGACTGGCCGCAATCACCCCTCCCGACTGAAACGCAGCTTTGGCTAGAATCGCAGCAATCGTCCTAGGAAGGTTTGCCGATCGTGTATTACCTCGACTTCAGAATGCTAGCCAAACGCTATAACAAACTTTTCTACTACGGCTTCGGTCGCGCTTCATTCCGCGCCCCATACTTCTGGCTTTCGTGTGTATTTCTTGTTGGCATGGTGCTCTCCTGCTACATCCAAATTGCGCACACCGACATTGCCGGAATTTTTTACTGGAGAACACTTCTCTCGCTGATAGTTTTTGAGCTCCTATTCATCGGCTCGTATCAGGCTCACATCCGTAGAAACCATAAGCAGAAATTCACTGCTTTAGGATATGAGCGCGACGTAGACAGCGACATAGTGAAGATAAAATGGCTCGAGTCCGAGTTAGAGGTTCGCAGAGACGGCTATTCAGACCTGGTAGCGCGGATCGAAGCTCTCGAGGCAAGAATGGAAGCTGACCGATACAACACGAAGTCGCTTTTTGAAAAATACAACTCCATAGTTTTCTGGCCGAAGCGATTTTTCGGCGCCCTAGCTGTCGCTGTTCTCGCTCCGATTAGCTTATTTGCCACCCAGGCTTTCCTAGAAAAGAAGGAGTGGACTATCTTTCTCCAACCCTGGCTAAGTTCAAACAACATCAGTGCTGCGCTGATAATCATGTTCGGCACTTTCGTCTTCGGGTCGCTGGTAGCGCTTGCGCTCAGCTTGTTTAAAGTTCTGATTTGCTACTGCGTGGACGTCAATAAAGAGAACTGGTGCAGCCAGCCTAGCGTTGACCGACTTTTGTATGACCTGCTCCGTTTTGCCAAGGTAGACACGGAGCTTGGCGCGATTGAAAGCATCAGTTCAACGAACTCCTAGTTTGTAGGGATTGCCCCTACAAACCCCGCCCCGCGACCCGCGCGCGCGGATCCGCCAGCCTGTGCAGCGTCACCTACCCACCTGCGCAGGCAATCCCTCTATGGCTGACTACCATCACGGCGTGCGTGTCCTCGAGATCAATCAGGGCACCCGCTCCATTTCCACCGTTTCCACCGCCGTCATCGGCATGGTCTGCACCGGCAGCGATGCCGATGCCAACGCCTTCCCACTCAACACCCCCGTCCTGCTGACCAACGTCCAGGGCGCTGTCGGCAAAGCCGGCACCAAGGGCACCCTGGCCGAGTCGCTGCAGGCCATCGCCGATCAGTCCAAGCCGGTCACCGTAGTAGTCCGCGTGCAAGACGGCGCCAATGCGGCCGAGCTGCAGAGCAACATCATCGGCGGCGTCGCCAATGGCCGTTATACCGGCATGAAAGCCCTGCTCGCGGCCAAGGCCCAGCTGGGCATTACGCCGCGCATCCTGGGCGTGCCCGGGCTCGACACTCAGGCCGTCACCACCGCCATGGTGGCCATCGCCAAGCAGCTGCGCGGCTTCGTCTATGCGAGCTGCAACGGCTGCGCCACCAAGGAAGAGGCCGTCGCCTACCGCAACCAGTTCGGCGCCCGTGAGCTGATGCTCCACTGGCCCGACTTCCTGGCCTGGTCCACCGTCCAGAACGCCACCGTGACCGCCAACGCCACCGCCCGAGCACTGGGCCTGCGCGCCCAACTGGACCAGAGCACCGGCTGGCACAAGACCCTGTCGAACGTGGCCGTGGACGGCGTGACCGGCATCAGCAAGGACGTCTTCTGGGATCTGCAGAACACCGCGACCGACAGCGACTACCTCAACGGCAACGAGATCACCACGCTGATCAACCACGACGGCTATCGCTTCTGGGGCTCGCGCACCACCAGCGAGGATCCGCTCTTCGCCTTCGAGAACTACACCCGCACCGCCCAGGTGCTGGCCGACACCATGGCCGAGGCGCATTTCTGGGCCAACGACCGCCCCATGCACCCGAGCCTGGTGCGCGACATCGTCGAGGGCATCAACGCCAAGTTCCGCGAGCTGACCCGCCAGGGCTACCTGCTCGGCGGCGAGTGCTGGTACGACGCCGATGCCAACGAGAGGGAGACGCTCAAGGCCGGCAAGCTCTTTCTGGACTACGACTACACCCCGGTCCCGCCGCTGGAAGACATGACCCTGCGCCAGCGCATCACCGACCGCTACCTGGCCGACTTCGCGACCCGCGTTAACGCCTGATCCTGATCACCCGGCGCCCCTACGGGCGCCCACTGGAGAGCTGCCCCCA